GACCTTTTTTCCGTAATGGACAATACAGGGAGACACCTAATGTCCTCACAAATTACAACAGCCTTTGTTGAACAATACAAGAACAATGTTATGGACTTGGTTCAGCAAAAAGGTAGCCGTCTACGCAATACCGTTTTGAACGATACTGTGAACGGCAAGAAAAAGTTTTATGAGCAAGTCGGTACGACTAATGCGCAACTGCGTACATCTCGTCACGCTGACTCGCCACTCGTTAACACTCCACACCTTCGTCGGTCTATGACCCTAGAAGACTACGAATGGGGTGATTTGATTGATAATGCAGACCGAGTTCGTTTACTTATTGACCCACAAGATGCCTACACTCGTAACGCAGCGTATGCAATGGGTCGCGCAATAGATGATGTTATTATCTCTGCTGTTAGTGGTACTTCTTACACAGGCGTTTCTGGTGGAACAGCCGTTGCTTGGTCTGACCAAGACGGCACTTCAGGTACTACTGACCAGCATGTCGATGTTGATTTTGGTCTTACAGCAGACGCTCACAAAAGTCTTAGTATTTCAAAACTTATCCAAGCAAAAGAAATTTTGCTAGGCAATGAAGTTGGGACAGACGAAGAAATGTACTGCATCGTAAATGCTCAAATGCTCGGCAGCCTCTTAGGTCAAACCGAGATTCAAAGTGCAGACTACAACTCAGTGAAAGCACTCGTTCGTGGCGAAATTGATACTTTCTTAGGTTTCAAATTCATTCACAGTGAACGTGGTGGTTTAAGTGCAAACACTTCTGGTGATACAGAAGCGACACATCAAGCATGTTGGTGTTGGGCTAAGTCTGGTGTTCAACTAGGTATTGGTCAAGATGTTAAAGCAAGTATCGCTCCACGGGCAGACAAATCGTTTTCAACTTATGTTTATTATTCAATGAGCATCGGCGCAACCCGACTCGAAGAAAAGAAAATCGTTGAAATCGCATGTGAACCAGATGGTGAAGCGACTACAGGGCCTGCTAGTTAATAACTAGTATTGTGGGGTTTTACACAAACAGAAGCAACACGTCAGACACCTAACCCCATGTCTGGCGGCTTCGGCTTCTTAGGAGATAATTAAAATGGCTTCACAAAAAAGCAATTTAATTACAAATTCGGACAGCGTTCCTTCGGTAATGAACGATGTCGGTAAATCAGGTGGTCGTGTTCGTATCCAAACGGATAACTTTGAGTGGCTTGGTACTACTATGACAACAGCAGCAGACTTTTGCCGTCTTTGTCGTATTCCATCAAATGCTCGTATAATTTCATTCGTGATTTGGAACGATGATTTAGACTCAAACGGTTCGCCTGCGTTAGTTACTGATTTGGGTGTTTACCCAATTGCCAGTGATACAGCAGTTTCGTCTGACTGTTTTGCAGATGGCGATACTTCTATGCAATCAGCAACTGTTGGTGCTGGAACAGAACTACTTTGTCTTGCAGCAGCAGACTTGCCCAACTTAGGCAAGCCATGCTGGCAAATCGCAGGAGTATCGGCAGACCCAGGTGGTCTTTATGATATTTGCTTAACTGTTCAAGTACCTGCGGCTACAGATGTGGATTTAACGTTCGCATTCCGATGTATGTACACAGTTGACTAAACTCTTGGTTGAGTGATTGGGGGGTGGGATTCGTCCTGCCCCTTTAATCACTTTAGGAATAATTTATGTCTAGTAGTGCTACAACAGAAGTCGATATAGCAAATATGGCTCTAACTATGTTAGGGCAACAGCCAATTACCGACTTAGATGATGACAATAACCGTGCTAACCTAGTTGATAAGCGTCTCGCAGATGTGCGGGACACTGTTCTTAGGTCGCACCACTGGAACTCTTGTATAAAGAGAGCTAGTTTAACAAAAGACTCCACAGCGCCGGTGTGGGGATACGCGAATAGGTACCCTGTTCCGACAGATTTCATTAGATTGGTCGATACAGAGGATGACACAACTGAATATAGGATTGAAGCGGGAAATCAAGGAGAAACCGCCGCCTCATATATCTTAAGTGACGACACTGAGATGAATATCTTGTATGTTGCAAATATAACCACCGTATCCCAGATGGATTCCACGCTAAAGCATGCATTTGCTATTAGATTGGCAGCAGAAATAGCCGTAGCGGTTACAGGCGATGCCGCCCAAGAGGCTGCTATGATGCAAAAGTATGAAATTGTACTAATGGAAGCAAGATTCGAAGATTCCTCTTCCCACAATAGCCTTGAAACTATTAGGGGTGGGGAATGGCTCTCTTCACGTCTGGGTGGAGGCGTATACAGAGACTTCCCTGCCCTTGATGGAGGCGGGGATGCCGTCTAATGCCTAATAAATCCAAGATAACAACAAATTTTACTGCAGGCGAGTTGTCTCCAAGACTACTTGGACGTACAGACTTGAAAAAATACTCTAATGGCGCAAGGACAATGGAGAATTTTTTAATACAGGTTCACGGAGGCATTGAACGAAGACCGGGAACTAGGTATGTAGCCACTACATTTACTCCTGTAATAGCAGCGAGTCCTCCGAGATTAGTAGAGTTTCAATTCAATGTTGACCAATCATATGTATTAGAATTCGGGGTAACTCATTCTGGTGCTGGAGACAGAGGTTATATTAGGTTCTTAAGGCTAGATAGCAATGGAGACCCCATTCTTCTAATTGATGACGGGACAACTGACCCAACAATACTTTCGGGGCTTCCATTTAGAGATACCGAATTACCAGAACTTCAATTTACGCAATCCGCAGACGTTCTGTATATATTTTCTCCAACAAGAAAGCCTTATGTTTTAAAAAGAACGGGCGCGGACGACGATGACGCGGATAACTGGACATACGAAGCCTATGAATTCAATGATGGGCCATATATGCCAATGAATTCTGATGAGGATATAACAATAACCGCCACTAATACATCAAAAGATGCGAATCCTATTACGGTTGTCAGTCAAGGCGCAGGAATTTTTGCAGCCACAGATGTAGGAAGAACCATTAGATTCGAAGATGACTCAACCGGATACGATATAAAGGGTGCGCATCCTGGAGTATGGGATTCCGATGATGGCAAATGGACTACCCCGGCGTCGATTTTTGTTGACGACGATGGAGCCATGATGTTGATTGCGGGAGAAGACCAGTCTGATGGTTTTAATGTGGAGTTCCTGAAGGTCACAGCAGGTCTTCCACAATTAAACGATACGGTTTACTCATGCAGAAATTTTGTAGAATGCGATACAGGTGAAGGGGAACCCGCAAATACAACTAAATTTTATATATATCATCCAGAAACTGGACAGGCAGTAGGGTGGGATGACCTTAGCGATGTAGAAGATTTCTTTGCTACAGAAATAAATGGCCAGGCAAGGTTTGAGCGTGCGTCATTTGTGGGGTGGGGAAGAATATCTGCGTTCACGAATGCGAACGCGGTTGGTTTTACCATAGTCGATGAACTTCCCACTGCTAATAAAACAACTAACTTTAGGCTGGGCGCATGGTCAGATACAACCGGGTACCCAAGAACAGCGCGTTTTTACCAAGACCGTCTCTGGACAGCCAGCTCAACAGATGAGCCGCAAACTATATGGTCTACCGGAACGGGAACTTACAATTGCTACAGCCCAACTACGGTAAAGGAGGGTCTAGTCTTAGACTCGTCGGCAATTACAGTAACACTAGCAGATGCACAAGTTAATCAAATTAAGTATCTGGCTGGAGATACATCAGGTTTAATCATATTAACAAGTGGCGGCGAGTGGCTTGGAAGGGCAACTAACCCCCAATCTCCATTAACGCCAACTGACATGGGATTTCAAAAGTCTGGGTCTAATGGGTCTGCGTCGGGGGTTGTACCCATAAGGTCTGGAACCTCTCTGCTTTATGTGCAGAGAGATGGAAAAGTTGTAAGAGAACTAACCTTTGAGTTTGGACAAGACAGATTTGTATCGCCCAATATAACTCTACTTTCAGAACATATAACTGGAACAGGATTAGTAGACGGAGCTTATCAACAGGGGAGGTCTAATAGGATTTGGTACGTCAGGGAAGATGGGCAATTGGTCACCCTGACTTATGAAAAACACGAAGAGGTCATGGGTTGGCATAGACAGAAGCTGGCACAGTCAAACGGTACAGACCCGACAGTTTTATCTGTTGCAACCACACTCGATAGCGCTACAGACAATATATGGGTTTTAGTTAAAAGAGATATAGATGGAACCGACGCATATTTTATAGAGATGATGGAACAGCCCCTAGAGGCCACCGACGACCACGACACCGCTTTCTATCTAGACTCTGGTTTATCTGGATATGATGCCTCTGGCTCACAAACATGGACTGGTCTAAACCACCTAATAGGCGAAGATGTGTATGTTCTGGCAGATGCAGTTACACTGGGGCCATTTACCGTCTCTGTCTCCGGGGGAATAGATTTAGGCTCTGGTAATACGCCAGACAGGGTGGTTATAGGTCTTAAATATACATCAGTAATGGAAACTCTGCCAATAATTTTAGCTCCTTCAAAGTACCTAGACCCCAAGGGTAAACTCAAGAGGGCTTTTAAATACTTTATAAATCTATACAGAACCCTTGGAGGAAAGGTTGGGACGCCAGAGCAGGTATATCCAATTGAATACCCAGCGACTTCATCCACGGTATTAAATACACAAATGATTGAATTTAACGCGCCGGACAACTCTCAAAGAGAATCCATCGTAAGATATGAACAAAGTGATGCCCAGCCTGCAACACTGCTTTCAATAGTATCGGAGTTCAACGTTGGCGAAAATTGATATACATACGTTTATACCAAACGACTTTGAAAACTTTACTCCTCAAAAAATGCAGGAGCATGAGTACGAATTGTTTAAAAGCAAGGGCGACAGGCTTATGGATTATCTTGAGGAAGAATCCAACACCGTTACCGTGCAACTGGACGGGAAAAATATAGCAATTTTTGGAATATTTCCCCTGCCGGAAAGAGGTTGCCATGGTTGGCTATTCTTTTCAAAGGATATTGGTAATACAGGAATGGTTATAGCTACTAGAATGCTCAAGGGAATGTTTAGCGCCCTAAAAGAAATGGGGTATGAATGGATACAAACCCCAGTAAGAACTGATTTTAAACAGGGAGAAAGAATGATGAAAATGTTGGGCTTTAGCGGAACAGATATAGTTGAAGATTTACTAGAAGATGGAACCAAGTATAAATATTGGATGAAGGTACTCTAATGGGTTCAGCAGCAATGCCAATTATGATGGGAATGGGAGGACTTCTTGGTGCCGGTGCCGCAAATCAGGGTGCAAGGGCGCAGGCCGCTATGTATGAGATGCAAAGGCGCGTATCCTTGCAAGCAGCAAAAGCAGAAAGGCATATGGCTAAATATAACGCGGTCATGGAAAGGGCTTCTGCTAGAAATAAAGGCGATAAGATATTGCGTGCTGGCGAGAGGTGGATGGGGAAGTTGACCACGCTTTATGCAGTATCTGGTGTTGAGGGAAGCACTGGCTCAGCAGCAGATGTGGCGACAGACCAAATATTAACTATACAGCAGAAGAAGGCGGAAGCAATTTTGGCTGGAGAGAGTAGGGCAGACATGGCTCTTTATAAAGGAGAACTTGCTGCATGGAATCATGTTGCAAATGCAAATATACAGGGGTACGCGGCACAATCCACAATTGCTGCGGGTCAATTCGAAGCCTTCGGGTCTCTTCTTGGCGGAGCATATGATATTACTGAGGAGGGCGGATGGGGGGCAATGGGGAATTTCTTTGGAGGCTTATTAAGTTAAAATATGGTACAAATACCTACAATTGAAGAAGGCCCTGGAGAAGAACTTGCCAGAATGCCACAAGGTTCTGCGAACACGTTGCCAGGATTTAATGCTAGGGCTGTGTGGGATGCGGCGAAAGAAACAGCAGATATACTCAGGAAAGGTGCGAAACAACAACAAGCAACAGCAAACGATGCTGCGGTAGCGTCTGCGGGGACTGAAATAAAAACGACGTTGGACGAATTTGCTCTATTTGCATCAAAACTTCCATCAACGAGAAGTGTTACGCAATTCGTCGAAGACGCCAACGGCTTTTTTGAAGAACAGATTAAGGCTCAGGAAAACTCTGTAGTAAGGGAAAGAATCAAGGCGAGGCAGAGTCAAATGTTTGCGGAATATTCCATGGTACTAAATTCAGATGCGATTACCAGGGGGAAAGCGGAGATAAGAAATGCTTGGGAAGTAAGGGCAGAGACTATACGTAAAAGTTTCGATAGCTTGCTCTCCTCCCGTAAAGCGATGACTCTGGGTGGGAATTATATGGGTGCCGTTACTGCATTCCCCCGTCTAATATCGGATACGAACGATTTAATGAAAGAAATACAATCTAGCAGCATGTTTTCAGACGACCCTAACGCAGGGAAACTGGAGGCAGAAGCAACTGGACGACAAATTATGAGTGGCGGATTCGATGCAGCCATAGCCGATGCTCATAATTCCGAAGGCGCTGACCTAGTAACTAAAATTTCTCAAATTGAAATGTATGCAAATACGGTTCCCCGCAATCTTATTGACGACTTTAAAGCCATAACATCAGAAATTGCAAATTTAAAAGCAAAGGCTCAACTGGAAGTTACTCCCGCCATAAACAAGTCGATAAATCAGACTATAGGCAGGGCTTCTAATTTTAAAGATATGGACGAATTTGGTACCGAACTTGGAAAAGTAGAAACTATGTTAGTGACGGGGAAGGGTCTTACAGGGTCTGCCCTAACTAATGAGACTACAAGAATTTCTACTCAGATGTTAAGC